GCATTTGCTCGTGTGGAGGCTTAATATGGAATATATTAACAAAGAAACCTTAGCAACAATTGAAACAGACAGTAAATTGGCAGGTGACTGGGTTCCTATTAGTGAATTCAAGGACGAATATCGCCTTACTGTTCCAGAAATTAAGGCGAAACTTGATGAATTGGGTGTTGAGTATGATAGCAAGGCAAATAAATCTGCTTTGCTTGATTTACTAATCGCAAATGAAGGGTGATTGAGATGGAAAACTTTGCAACAGTCGAAGATTTGAAAAAATTGTGGCGAGCGTTGAAATTCGATGAGGAAAAACGAGCTGAAGCACTGTTGGAAGTTGTTTCTCATTCTCTTAGAGTTGAAGCTAAAAAAGTTGGTAAAGATTTAGATGGGTTAGTGGCTACTGATCCATCTTTTGCCATGGTCGTTAAGTCCGTCACAGTTGATGTGGTAGCTCGCACCTTGATGACCTCAACTGACCAGGAGCCGGTGACTCAATTTGCTGAAAGTGCCTTGGGCTACTCAGTGAGTGGTTCTTATCTAGTTCCTGGTGGAGGTCTCTTTATCAAGGATTCAGAATTGAAACGTCTCGGTCTCAAAAAACAAAGATATGGGGTGATTGATATCTATGGGACGGATTAAAGGAATTACTGTAACCTTGATTGGAAAAACCAAGACTGGAAAGGATGACTTTGGTCATCCAATATACGAGAATACTGAAATTCAAGTAGATAATGTCCTGGTTGTTCCAGCTTCGACAGAAGATGTCACGAATCAGCTCAATTTGACTGGAAAGAAGGCTGCTTATACGCTAGGAATCCCAAAAGGCGATCAGAACGAGTGGAAAGACCGTGAGGTTCGTTTCTTTGGGCGCAAATGGCGCACGATTGGCATTCCGTTAGAAGGCATTGAAGCCATGATGCCTTTGGAATGGAATAAGAAAGTGATGGTTGAAGTGTATGAGTAATTTCAAAGTCAAGCTTATCGGTGCGGGTGTAGGAGCTCTTTTGAAATCCAAAGAGATTCAGGACATTCTGAACAAAGAAGCGACAGCCATTAAAAAAAGATGCGGTCCTGGTTATGAACAAGATAGTCACGTTGGTAAGACGAGGGCCAATGCTATGATTTACCCAGCAACGCGAAAAGCGAAAAGGGATAATTTGAAAAATAACACTTTGTTGAAGGCGGTGCATTAGATGATTGAAATTATTATCAAGAAATATCTTGACGGTCATTTAGATGTACCGTCATTTTTTGAGCATGAAGCCGAAGTTCCTGATAGTTTTGTCATTATTCAAAAGACAGGAGGAAGGGAGCGGAATCATTCTGGTAGTGCGACTTTTGCTTTTCAAAGCTATGGTCCTACTATGCAGAAGGCTGCCGAGCTCAATGTGAAAGTGAAAAGTGCTGTGAAAGGGTTGATTGAATTAGATTCAATCTGTGGTGTCCACCTGAACAGTGATTACAATTTTACGGACACTGAAACAAAACAATATCGATATCAAGCTGTATTTGATATTAACTTTTTTTAAAAAGGAGAAATTAAATGGGAAAAGAAGCAAATGTAACGACTGCAAAACCTAAAATCGGAGGTGCGGTTTATTCGGCCCCTCTTGGTACAGCACTGCCAACAGACGCAACAACAAAATTAGATGAGGCGTTTGAAGCACTAGGTTATATTTCGGAAGACGGTATGACCAACAGTAACTCGCCAGAGTCAGAAAATATCAAAGCTTGGGGCGGTGTCGTTGTAAGCTCAGTTCAAAAGGAAAAAACTGACACATTCAAATATATGCTTATTGAAGCATTGAATCTACATGTTTTGAAGGAAGTCTATGGACCAGATAATGTATCTGGGGATTTGTCGTCAGGAATTACCATTAAGGCAAATTCAAAAGAATTGCCACATCACTGTCTGGTTATCGAAACGGTTCTAAAAGGTGGTGTACTTAAACGTATTGTTATTCCTTCAGGAAAGGTCACTTCCATTGATGAAATCACTTATAACGATGGAAGTGTTCTTGGATATGGTACGACAGTAACTGCCTTCCCTAACGCTGCTGACGACACACACTATGAATACATCAAAGGAGCTTAATCATGTCAAGACGAAATCGTAAGAAAAAAAATAACGGAGCAGCCCCACAGATTAAAACAATCCGTGGGGTAACTTCGACCGGATTTGCTTTTGAAATCACAAAAGAGCGCTTGGAAAACTATGAGCTGCTCGAAGCAATCGCTGAAGTAGATACAAATCCGGCAGTTTTACCAAAAGTAGTACAACTCATGCTTGGTAACAAATCCGAAGATTTGAAAAATCATGTGCGAACTGCGGATGGCATTGTTCCTTTGGATAAAATGGGGGCAGAAATTAGTGAGATCTTTTCAAGTCAGAATCAGTTAAAAAAATAGCGCTCCTTGCTAGAATGATTCAAACAGATGAAGACGCTCTTATCTGTGATTTAGCTGAAACTTATGGGATTTTTGATTACAGACAGTTACCTGCTGACCAGGTAGCTGTTTTTGCTTTTGGTCTGAGAGATAATTCACGGATCAAACTAGCAATGACTGGTAGCAAAGTTCCTTTTGAAACTTTTTTGCTTGCGGGTGTGCTTGATAGGCTTTCTGCTCTTGTTTGGTTTAAAACAACAGATGGCCAGAAAGGAATCAACAAACCATTAATGGTTGCAGAGGAGCTGACAGGTAAAACTAAAGCTAAAGAAAGTAAGGAGATGATCTTTGATTCTGGTGAGGACTTTGAAGAATATCGTCAGCAAATTCTAGAAAAGATTGGAGGTGAGGATTAGTGGCGACAGAAATAGCACAAGCTTATGTACAATTGATACCATCAGCAAGAGGTATTACTGGTAAAATCCAATCAATCCTCGATCCTGAAGCGAGTGCAGCAGGGCAAAGCGCTGGGCAGTCATTGGGTTCTAGCCTTGTTAGCGTTATGACAAAGGTTATTGCAGCGGCAGGGATTGGCAAGGCATTTTCGGCAGCTATCAGTGAGGGGGCAGCGCTTCAGCAATCTCTCGGAGGGATTGAAACCCTCTTTAAAGATTCAGCTGATAAGGTCAAGGGGTATGCTAATGAAGCCTACAAGACAACAGGATTGTCAGCTAATGCCTACATGGAGAACGTGACAGGCTTCTCAGCTAGTCTCTTGCAGTCTTTGGGCGGTGACACAAACAGGGCTGCTGAAACAGCTAATATGGCCATGATTGATATGTCAGATAATGCTAATAAGATGGGGACATCGATGGAGAGCATTCAGATGGCTTATCAAGGTTTTGCGAAGCAGAATTATACCATGTTGGACAACCTGAAGCTTGGTTACGGTGGTACAAAGCAAGAAATGGAGCGTCTTTTGAATGACGCTCAGAAGTTGACTGGTGTCAAGTACGACATTAACAACCTTTCAGATGTTTATAATGCTATCCATGCTATCCAAGAAAATCTGGATATTACTGGAACGACTGCAAAAGAAGCAGCATCTACTTTTAGTGGTTCCTTTGAATCCATGAAAGCAGCTGCTCAAAACGTTCTTGGAAAACTAGCATTGGGGGAGAACATCCTGCCTTCTCTGCATGCTTTGCTTAAAACAACATCGACCTTTCTCTTTGATAATTTTTTGCCGATGGTTGGGAATATTTTTTCTGGCCTTGGCTTGGTTTTGACTGAGGGTATTAGTCAGATTGCTTCTCAGCTTTTTGGGGATGCCTTTGGAAGTGCAGTTTTTGATCAGCTGGCTCGTGTGACTGGAATTTTTGAGACCTTCTTTGATATGATCTTTGGGTCATTAAGTAAGCAAGATAACATTGATATTCTGAATACGATTGGTTTTAGCGAGGATGCTGCAACTCAAATTGTCAATATTGCAGATAATATCCGAGTAACCTTTGAAAATATCGGATCAGTTATCGGTAATGTTGGTAGCATTGTAGCTGATTTCGTCGGAGACCTTTTAGGGATCAAAGACGGCGAGCAGGGAGTGAACTTGCTCGGTTTTGCATTTGAGGCATTGACTGGAATCCTGAAAGAAGCTTCAGGAATTTTAAATGAAGTTACTAAATTTTTTAAAGAGAATCAGTTAGCAGCAGATTTACTTAAGTCAGCTGTAGTTGCTTTAGGAATTGGTTTACCTGTTGTTAAGTTTACCAAATTTGTACAAGGTTTAGGTGGCTTACCTGGAATATTAACAATTGCTAAGACGGCTATTTCAGGATTTGCTACATCAGCGATGGCTGCTATTTCGTCAATTCCTCTTGTGGGGTGGATCGCTGCAGCGGTTGCTGCATTAGCTTGGTTCTTCACACAAACAGAAACTGGTCAGCAAATTTGGTCATCTTTTGTAGATTGGATCAAGGAGGCATGGCAGGGGATTGCTGATTTCTTTGTCGGTATTTGGTCTGGTATCTCTGAAGGTGCTAGCACTTTGTGGGATGGAGTTGTTACAACCTGGAATGCTTACATCGAGTCTTTGAAGGCGATGTGGAATGCTGTTGCAACATTCTTTTCTGATTTATGGGTAAGCATCCAAGAGGCTGCATCTGTGGCATGGACAGCTATCACAATGGTAGTGATGGCTATTGTTCAACCGTTCATTGATGGGTTTATGAATGTTTGGAATAACATTTCAGACGGTCTTACTCAAATTTGGGAAGGGATTAAGATGATTTTTCAAGGTGCTTGGGAATTTATCAAATCGATTTTCTTGGGTGCTATTCTCATCATCATTGACCTTGTAACAGGGAACTTTAATCAGCTGGGAGCTGATCTTTCTCTAATTTGGGAAGGCATTAAAAATGGCGTCTCCATGATTTGGGAGGGGATTAAAACATATTTCTCTGGAGTCGTGGATGTCATCGTAGGTTATGCTACCGGAGCTTTTGAGAACTTTTCTAATGTTCTGAGTACAGTTTGGGAGTTTATCAAGTCGGCTGCTTCAGCGACTTGGGAATGGATAAAATCTACTGTAACAAGTCTAATAACAGGTTTGGTGCAGGGAGCTCAAAGTATCTGGGACGGATTCATGAACTTTCTATCTAGTCTGTGGGAAAGTATCAAGTCGGCGGCTGTGAATGGTTGGAACGCTCTGAAATCAGGGGTTATTTCCATCATCAACGGCCTTATTCAAGGAGCTCAGAATGCTTGGGACAGCATGTCTAATGCGGTATCTAATCTGATAAGTAATGTAACTGGATTTTTTAATCAATTGTGGAATATTGACCTATTCGCAGCCGGTCAAGCAATTTTACAAGGTTTCTTAAATGGTTTACAGTCAATGTGGTCTTCTGTCACAAATTTTGTTGGTGGAATTGCGGATTGGATTCGTGACCACAAGGGACCAATTGAGTATGACCGTAAACTCTTAATTCCTGCTGGTACTGCAATCATGAAAGGGTTAGACGAAGGACTGCAAGAACGCTTCAAGGGTGTCAAACAAACGGTCGGAGGTATGGCTGGTGAGATTGCGGATGTGTTTTCAGGGGATAACCTGGATCTTAATTCCTCTGCGTCCGTGACTAAAAGTCTTGAGGCGCAGTTGGCTATGCCGTCGGCTCAATTTGAAGCACATGAGAGTAAAACCGTGTCTGAGATAGCGATTATGAGAGCAAGTATGGAGAAGATCCTTACTGCTATCCTTGAAAAATCGTCAGATGTCTACCTAGACAATGATATTATCTCGTTAAAAACCTATGAGCAACACGGTGCAATTTATGCAAGGGAGGGAATTTAATGAATTATATGATCATCAATGGTTTCAACACCTCAACCCTTCCTGGTTGTATTGTGACAGATTTTGGGAAGGTTGAGGCTGCTAAGCCAAAGGGAGAGAAGGCTGACCTTTATGGAGTCAACGGCAGTTATCGTGTATTAGATGGTTCTTTCGAGAGTTACGAAAGGACCTTCACTCTCCACGTTAAAAAAATGGTTGAGATTTCAAGCATTCTTGATAAATTTCAATCGAATGACAATGTTTTGGAGTTTAGCTATCAGCTTGGTTCATTGTTCTATGCTAATTTTGTGACTGCTAGTTTTGAACCTTTTGGGAATCATGCTTGGAAGTTAGAGATCAAGCTAGACATGCAGCCGTTCCGATACCAGAAGAGTGTGGATCCTGTCGTTCTTACGACCACTGGTACAGTCAACAATCCTGGGACGATTTATTCTGAGCCAATCATTGAGGTTGAGGGAGATGGTGATATCTCTCTCACGATTGGCCGGAAAACCATGTATCTAGCGATTAAGACCAAGGCCACGATTGATTGTAGGCAAGGCAAGCAAAACATCTACAACGCTACTGGAGCGGTGCAGAATACGCTTCGTAAACGTGGGGGATTCTTGGAAATCCCGACAGGCAAGGTTGGTGTTTCGTTTACTGGAAACGTTCGTAAGATTACTATTCGGCCGAATTGGAGGTATAAGATTTGATTTATTTAACAAATGGCAACACACCTCTGAATGCTGCTTATGAGGATAGGATTGCCCAAGAAGATGGTAGCACCTACCAACTTACTTTCCGCTTTCCGACCTCTGATCCTTTGTGGGAAAAGTTGAAAGAGGAGACATTCCTGACGGCTGATGACCTGCATGGCGAGCAGGATTTTGTCATCTTTGAGGTTGAGAAGAAAAATGGGTATATTCAGGTCTATGCTAACCAAGTCTTCACCCTCTTGAATAACTATGTGGTCAATCCGCTCTCTTTGGATAGACAGACTGGTTCGACTGCCTTGAGTCGCTTCGCTGGAAGCATCACTCGCAGTCATCCATTTTCGTTCTTTTCAGACATCAGCGAGCGTCACACCTTCAACATCGATGCCAAGAATGCCATGGAAGCATTCGCGAAAGACAAGCATTCCATCCTTGGCCAATGGGGTGGCGACCTTGTGCGTCATGGTTACCAGGTTCGACTCTTAAAAAATGGTGGTTCAGAAAATGAATCGCTTTTTATGTACAAGAAAAACCTGTCTAGCTACCAGCATAAGACCTCTACCAAGTCTTTAAAGACTCGAATCACTTTCAAGACTACCGTAAAAGGTGAGGGCGAAAAGGCTCCTGACCGTAAGTTTTCCGTGGTCGTGGATAGCCCACTCATTAACAAGTACAGTCAAATCTACGAAGATGTGATTGAGGTTAATGACGAGGACGTGAAAGACGAAGCAAGCCTACGAAAATATGGCGAACAGTATTTCAAAACATCGCTCTGCGACATGATGGAAGATAGCCTTGAGCTTGAGGTTGTCGGCCAGAGTGACGTGCCTGTCCAGATGTATGACATCGTGAGCCTGTTTCATGAGGTCTACAATCTGGATGTGCGCAAGAAAATCACCAAGTACACCTATTCGCCAATGGCAAAGAAGCTGATTTCAATCGGCTTTGGTCAGTTTAAGTCAGGTCTTGCAAATGCGATTGGGAACGCGGTCAGTGACGCGGTTAAGAATGAGGCGCAACAACTTCATGATGACTTTGAACGGCAGTTAGAAAGAGAACTCAAGAATGCGGATCTCGCTTTTGACCGTCATAAAGAGGAGTTGGCCAACCAATTCACAGATGGTCTCAACGCTGCCAAAGCACGAGCAGAAGAAGTTAAAAGAGAACTCTCTGACACCATCGACCAGCGTTTCAGTAGCTTTAACAATGGTCCTCTACAAGAAGCCAAGCGTAGGGCTGAAGAAGCCTTGCGCAACGCTGGCGCAAGTACCCTGCTTACTCAGGAAGCGAAACGGATTGGTCTGGATTCCATCGCTAGGCTTGAAGCATTTAAGTCGCAGGCAACGAGCGCTCAAACGGCTTTGTCGGGCGACTTGGATGTCTTGAAACGAACCATCGCGAACGATATTCGACCGAAGCAAGCACAGGCTGAAGCTGAGATTGCCAAGCAAGTTGAAGCACTTGTTCAGACAAAAAAAGAACTGGCTGGTATAAAGTCAGCACAAGCGACGTATGAGGAGACGACGACTCGTAGACTGTCAGAGCTGACCAACTTAGCTAATGGTAAAGCCAGTAAGTCAGAACTCACGCAGACAGCTGAGGAGCTTGCTAGTAAGATAGCGAGTGTGAGGGTCGGAGGAGTCAACCTATTTAAAGGCTCGAAAGATTTCAGCGGTTCTTGGGTAAACCTCGGCAATTGGACGAGAGAGTCAGAGAAATATCAAGGCATGACTGTCATGAGTCGAGTAGGTACATGGTTCGGCATATCACAGGCTTTTGAAACCAAAAAAGGCGAAGTCTATACTCTCTCGTTCTACATCAAGAGTAGCATCGATAGAGATCGGGTAAATGTGTATTTCACACATGCTTCAACCAATCAGCTTGCTAGAACATCGCCATACATGTCCTCAGTGAATATTTCAAACGAATGGCAGCGAACTTCTGTGACTTTCGAAATTACAGAATCAGGATTTATTTTGCCACGCATTGAGAGATTCAATACTGAAGCTCCTGTATATGTTGCAGGTCTTAAGTTGGAACGAGGGAATATCTCGACTGATTACAGTGAAGCTCCTGAAGATATAGAAGGTCAGATTTCAATTGTTGAATCCAGTTTCAGACAGCGTGCTGATGCACTCGATGCTGGAGTGAGTCGTCTGACTGAAGGTCTTAGAACCAAAGCGGATATCAGTTCACTCAACGTGACTGCTGAGAATATCAGGCAGTCTGTGAAGAGTCTTGAGACAGACACACAGAACAAGCTAAATCAGATGTTGAGTCTGGCTGAATTTGAGGTGAGAGCTAGCTCTATCCGTCAGGAAATCCTGAATGCAACCAAGGATAAAGCAGATAAGACCTTAGTTGTGGCTGAAGCTGGTAAACTGCGTACAGAATTGTCAGCTATTCAGGAATATGTCAATAAAGACGGCCAGAGACAGGAAGTCCTGAGAAGATACACTCGAGAAGAGAGTGCACAACAAGCTAATGCAGTGCGTGAGTTGGTTGCAAAAAACTATGTTGGGAAATCGGATTATCAAGAGGATGTGAAAGGTCTTGAGCGTCGTTTTAGTGCGATAAGTACGCAGACGAACAACGATATTGCTACAAAAATAGCTCAGTACAAGCAGACGGTTGATGGCCAATTTTTTAGTATCACATCTCAGATTGCTGGTAAGGCTAATCAAGCTGACTTCCAGAGAGTCAGAGAGACTAGTCAACTCTACGAGCGCATATTGGGCAATACAGATAATGGAATTGCTAACAATGTCGCTCGCATGGTTTTGACCAATCAGTTGTTCCAGGTTGAGGTTACAAAAGCATCAGCAAGCGGACGAAATCTATTCTTGAATTCATTATTCAAGCGTGATTTAAGAGAGCGTTACTCAACTTATGATTTATTTGACGGCAAGGATCAGACCCAAGGTCAACTTGCTTTGAGTATTGATACAAATGAAAAATTTAAAGGAGCTAACACCCTTAAAATTGTATCCACATTCAACGGAAAACCATCTAATCAGAAAGCGACATTTACTATAGGTGGAGATGCACGCTTAGGAACGATTGACGAAATGCGTAACAAGTCAGTCCGCTTTAGTTTTTGGGCAAAATCTACTGTCAATAATACGAATTTCCAAGCTCGACCTGGATATAGAGGAAGTCTTCAATCGGTTCCAATAAGCACAGATTGGAAATTCTATGATATTGAATTGATAAGAAAAGAAAACTCAAATGCTACAAGCGAGTTGATTTTACATGTTTTCACCGCTGCAACCGTCTGGATCGCCTTTCCAAAAATTGAGATTGGGACAGTGGCAACTCCATTCACAGAAGCACCAGAAGATACAGACGAAGCGATTCGCACGGTCCAAAGTCAATTGGCTGGTTCATGGGCCATTCAGAATCTAACCAGCGCAGGTTCAATCGTTTCACAAATCAATGCGACGAACAATCAGATCTTGATTGAAGCTGAAAAAATTCGATTGAAGGGTAAGACCTTGCTTGACGAATTGACAGCTATTCAAGGTTATTTCAAACGCTTGTTCGTTGGTGAAGGTACGTTTGCGACTCTGAATGCGGATGTTATACGAACGAATTCTATCACAGCCGACAAGCTGGTTATGGATATGGCTATGGCAAGACGATTTGTCTCAAGCGATATCTTTACGGACACGCTTGCGGCTAAAGAGGCTTTCATCAACAAGTTGCGGTCAGTCGTAGTCACAGCGACTTTGCTCGAAGGTTTCAAAGGTCGTATTGGTGGCTTCCAGATTGGTACACATGATAATGATCCAAGCTCATTCTGGTTGACTGGCTTAGACCAGTTTAAGGTCGGTATGAGTAATGGTAGAGGTCGAGAATTTCAAACGGCTTTCTGGGCAAATTGGGGAAACAGCTGGGGCAAGCCAGGGCCTTTATCTTGGTATGTAACACTTGACGGTAAGATGTACTGTAATAACGACACAACTTTCCATAGAGTGGTCGATTTCTCAAGTAAGAGCGTCGTCAATTTTTACGGTTCAAATTCGTTTCATAAAAACATTGAAATGATTGGTGGTACCGAAATTTATGGAACAGGCTCAACCCCTCGAAGCACCGGTCGGAATGCGGTTGTTTGGTGGAATCAAGTTGGAGATGGTACTGTTAAATATTGGATCGATAGGGTTTCAGACAGACGTTTGAAACGAGATATAGTTGATACTGATGTTAATGCGATTAATAAAATCAATCAATTAAAAATGGTTGCATTTGATTTCATTGAGACTGGCAAACATGAGGAAATCGGTTTGATTGCGCAAGAGGTTGAAACAATTCTGCCGTCAGCAATTTCAAAGAACCCTGAGAAAGAAGATGATTACTTGCACATTGACTACGTAGCGATTGTGCCTTACTTAATCAAGGCCATTCAAGAACTTAATCAAAAAATAGAAAAATTGGAGAAAACAGCATGAACGAACAAGATAAACAAATCAGCACTTTAACAATTAAATCACTAAGCGAGCGAGTCAGTAATGAAGCCACTCAATCGGCTACGCTAGAAGCTCTCTACACGGTAACTGCTATGGAGCTCGAGCAGATGAAACGAATCATTGAATCTGACGAAGAGCTCAAAACTAAATTTGAAGAAGTGAAAGGAAGAATGACAAATGGCAATTAACAATTATGAACTAGCAAGCAAACCTTATACGCGAGGTTTTGGCGAAAATGTGGCGACTGTAGTAGAAATTCGTCTTTCAGAAGGTAATCGCTACAGTACGAACATGCGTGAGCTTGTAGGCGACCGTACGAATGAGCAAGAGGACGTCTTGATTCAGGCAGTGCTGGATATCCTAAAAGCTGAATTGGATCCAGGTGCTGCAATCGTGCAAGCACAAGCTAAGCTTGAACAAGCAGAGCAGCAGATTGCTCAAAACAAGAGCGAGCAGGATAGACTCTCTGCGCTTGCAAATAAAATCGATAAAGTAGTACGTGTCATGGCACAGGATTCAATCATGGGCGAGAAAATTGCCTACGGGACAACCTACAAGGAGCTTGTCGAACTCTTCCCATTTGCAGAAGAAGGCAAAGCCTATCAACCAGGTGATATGTTTGTGATTGAAGATCCTGAACATGTCGAATTGAACGGCGAAGGCAAGCGCGTCTTGATTCAGACAAATCAGGCTTTCATCTACAAAGGTGAATCTCTCAAGCAACTTGAAGGCGGACCATCTCAAAATGGTCTTCTTGCAATCTGGAAGTGGGAAGGCCAAAAGAATGGAAGTGATCTTGAAACTACTCGAGTTTCTGCACAATAGATTGGAAGTGGTCTGATTGGAATTACTAGCATTTCTAGATAAATTGAGTCCAATTCTAATCGTAATCATTCCTAGCTATTTTTCTTTCAAAAGCACGCAGAACACGAAAGAGACTGATAAGCAAATCAGTCTCTTATCTGACAAAATTAGTGCTATTGAAAAAACAGTTTCAAACGTTGAGACTATTGGAAAAGATAATAGCAAAGGATTGACCATTATTGGAAAAGGTCTTCAAAGATTACAACGTTTTCGATTACAAGAAAACCTAAAAAAAGCAATTAGACGAGGCAATACCAATCAGCATGAGATTGAGGAGTTGTCTCGTCTTTATGAAAGTTATGTCGAACTTGGTGGAAATGGAGCCATCAAGGTACTGTATGAAAAATTTCTAGCATTGGAAATTGTGGAGGAAAATATAAATGCAACAGATTAACGAAATTATTATTGCTTTTGTTACAGGATTTGTAGCAGTAGCGACAGGCAGTATCGTCAAAGCAGTCAAAGACTATCTTGTTCAAAAAGGCGGAGAAAAGACCATCAAGATTGTTGAAATCTTGGCTAAAAATGCGGTCAATGCAGTGGAGCAGGTCGCAGCCGAAACTGGCTACAAGGGCGAAGAGAAGCTGGAGCAAGCACGCACTAAAATCCGTGCAGAGCTCGCCAAATATAACATCAATATGACAGATAAAGACCTCGATACATTTATCGAGTCAGCAGTCAAGCGCATGAACGATGCCTGGAAAGGGGAATAAACAATGAAGAAAAACGACTTATTCATCGACGTAT